AGCTAAGTTAGTTCCACCTACGAAAGCAGTTAAAACTTTAACATAAGCGTTCTTAAGGATTGCACCTGCAGGCATTGGAGCCGCACCAGCTTTTGAGTCTAGTTGAACAGCACCAGTTCCAGCATCACCACCACTTACGTCAATAACGTATTCTTGTGTATGTAGTTTATTACTAATCATTTTTATCTCCTATTATCCTAGAGTAACGACTCTTTTGTTATCAAGTTGCTTAACACCCATTAGAAGGTCAACATTCACTCTTGAACCTCTAACTCCATCAACACCAAGGTTAAATACTTCAATGTTTAAGCTGTCTTGAACTGCCATAGTCATGAATGAAGGGTGGAACCAGTAAGAAGTACTACCAACTTCAGTAGTCATCCTAGGTAAGAAACCAGCGATAGGTGTCTTAATTGAACCTTCAGTTAATGGACTTCCAGCAGGAATAAAATCTCTTGAAGTAAATCCAGTAATGTTGAATAGGTCATTCCATTGAGCAGCACCCATAACACCTTGTCTATTTGAATCTGGAACATCTTGAAGGTCAAGAAGTTCTTTAGCTTCTAATAGGTCAGCAAGGGCAAGAGTAGAGCCAGAGTCATAAGCAATTTGATGATCTGGGGCAGAAGCAGAAGGGATAATTTCAGCAATTATAACAGCTTGCATTCTTTTCATGATAGAAAAGATAGCTTTATCTCTAACTCCGTCCATGAAAGACAAAGACTGTAGTTGAGATTTTTTAGTAATAATATAATCCTTGTGGATTCTTTTATTGATTACTAATTGCTGTCCTGTGATGCTAATTTTATCAGCGTCAGCAGCCGCACCTTCGGCCAACTCACCTGCGTCACCAAACTCAGGAATAGTTGAGATGTTTACAATGTCACCTAGGTTAGCAATTTCACCTTCATAATCTCTTGAGACAAGATTGTTGAAAGGTAGCATTGGTAAAAGTACATCATAGAATTTTGCTGACCATACCTCTGGGATGATAGCATTACTTTCTACGGTCGAAATAACTTCGTTTGCCATTTCTATTTCTCCTTGAAAAAGTTATGAGGACTAATCATCCTTTGTTTAAAATATATTTACTTATTATACAGCATCTCATGCTAGGCGCAAGCGGCTTGTCATGTATGCTTTATATCTTTGAGGATCTTTCTGCTGTAACTCAACTATTTGTTTTGGAGTTAATTCCTCGGTTTTAGTTGTAACAGCTGCGGAGCCACTATTAACTGTAGCACCTTTTATAGTTTTGAAAAGCTCAGGGTTTTCATTTTTAAACTCTTCTATAAACTCCTTTGCACCAAAGACATTAACTCTTCCCTTATCAGTTGTTTCAATCTGGACTAGCTCAGTATCGAAGTTGAGGAATTTTAAGTAGTTCTCTTTGATTCCAGCTTTTATGGCCTCTCGCTCAATGGCATCATACTTCTTGCCATTAATGAAATTCTTTTTAATCTCTTTAGATTCTTGCATTGCTTTTTCAGCTCTTTCTTTTTCACGCTTATAGAGAGTTTCAAACTTCCTCTCCTCAACCATTTTGGTCTCTTCCATTTCTTTTTGCTTGGCAAGCATCTCATCATACTTAGATTTAATCTCATCTAGCTCAGCTTTAGTCTTATCTGCTTTGCTTTTATAAAAAGAAACTGCACCAACCTTACCTTCTGGCTGGTCATCTTTTTCTTCTTTTTGTCTCTCTTCTCTTGGTTCTTCTTTAGCTTTTACTTTTGGTTCAGTTTCAGTTTCAGTTTCTGGTGCTTGGTTTTCCATTACTTTTTCTCCTTGTAGAAATGTTTTATAATGATATCTGTTATTACTTTTTCAATCTTTGATCTAAATCTCTCTCCAGCACCTGTTGGAAGTATTGGACGTATGACTCTAGATTTTCCTGCTCCTAGGTCATTATGATATGTAAACTTTCTATCTGTAAACCAGATGGAGAAACCTGTCTTTGTTATTCTTGTTCTAATGCTCTTGTGCAGCTTGCCACTTAGCTTTAAATTAACTGGATTAGTTTTTTTGTTATATGTTGAATACCTACCCTTGTTTATAGCTTCTTTATAAGATTCAGAGTACGGCTCATATCTTCCAACACCTTTGACGGGAGAGATACCTTCTTCAATTGACTTTATTATTTCCTTCTTTACTTCTTCTGAGGCTTCTTTGGCCCATCTCTCCCTTGCCAGCTTTGTTGCTTTTTCAATGTCTTTTTTAATATATTGCTTTAAGTTGAATGTCTTAGGATTAACTTTCGTCACCATTGGAAGCCTCCTTGTAGATATCCATAATTAAATTAAGCTCTTCCCTTATCCCTGGTCTAAAGTTTTCACCTCTATCTAAACTAGGAATAAATGGTCTCCTTGGGACTGGAGTCGTTAAAGATTCTGATGAAAACTTATTATGATTGTCAGCCTTCTTAGCTTCTGTTGAGTCAAATATACCAATCTCTATCCCGTCAACTGTTCGCCTATACTCCAATGAGTTTAACATATCTTCGGTTAGGGTTAGGTTTGCCAACCTGTTTCCACCCTTTGCTTTATCAGCATATTTTTTTGTTAATTGCTTAAAGTTTCTACCTGTTACGGGTGACCTTCCTGACTGTGCATCTGCTTTGATTGCTTCAATTAAGAACTCTCCAATATCGTCCTTGATGTTTTTCCTCTCGGATGCCTTAACATCTTCAAGGTCAAGCTCGATTCTAAAAGTTACCTTATCAACCATTGTCCTCTACTTCCTCATCCTTTACTTCTTCAACCTCTTCATCTTCTTCTTCTTCTTCTGGATTTTTTTCAGGCTCTTCTTCAGGCTCTTCTTGAAACATGGACTTACTTAATAAGCCATATTTTAATTTTGCTTCAAGTATCTTAAGCAATTTTTGTTCAGCTTCTTCTTCACTTAAATCTGAATTATCTTTCATTATAGAGTCTACTGGAGAATCTAATGTTAAATCTCTTCTTAATTGAATAATCTCAAGTCTTTCTTTTTCGCTTGTGAATGGAGTTGGATGAGCAAATTTAAGATTAACAGTCATCTCTTCATCTATAGTACCTAATGAGGTAACTCGATCGCTCATCCCTTCTTCTGTGTCTGCGTAAGCATTTATCCACTTGCTTAGAATATTAAATACTTCTGGCTCTTTATCTCTATATTGTTCCCTTTGATCTTCTAAGTCGTCCATGTTCTCGGCTCTTCTTATAATCTCTTGAATGCCTGAAGCTGCAGTTGTTGCCGATAAGCTTCCTTGAACCGTTGTTACTTCTAGGTTATTCGTTGAAAGTAACATGGCCATGTATTGCTCAATCATCTTCATGTGAGATTCTATTGGAGGATTTGAAGAAGCGAAACCTATTGAAGGTGTTGGCGACTCATCTTCAACGTCTAGTATGATAGCGTCCGAAGGGCCAATCTTAACTGACTTTGGAACACCTTTACCGAATAAGTAAAAGATTCCCATGCCTTGAAGTTTTGAAATATAGTAGAGGTCAGTCAATAAAGTGTTTATTAAAATTGAGCCATCAACTAAATCATCTCCACCAATAGACCAAAAGGAGCCATCCTTTTCTTTTGCAAAATTTACAAACGGGAGTTTGTTTATTGGATTTTGAAGCTCTTCAGGTGATTTGCTTTCAATGACTTCACCTTTAACATTAGTTGTAAAATGATAGTTAGTTGTCCACCAGACATATTCTTTTGCTTCGGCACCTTCATCACTTGGTGAGTCTGCAATGACTTGATTTCTATTATCTCCAGCTCGGAAGGAACTATAGGCCATATTTTTCCCATGATAGCCAGAAGAGTTTTCATCTGCATAACCAGTTCTATTATCTTCACCTTTAAAGTAAGAGAGTATGTAGCACCTTGGCTCTTCAGGGTTCTCACAATCTTCAATCACATCATAGTCATAGGGACGGAGAACCCTTAGAGCTAATTCCCATAGTCCATTTTTTTTATTCACATAGGGATAGACATAGATATCAGTGTTTCTAAATAGCTCTAAGTATTTATTAACCTTCTTCATTACTGAGTTGATGTTATAAATATCTACTAATTCATCTAATATAATTTGGTTCTTTTCTTCGGTTTCCCTTTTGACTCCATCTTTGTAGACCATTGCTTTTTTCTCAACGATCTTTCTTGCTATTGATATATTAGAGGTTCTATGTATGATTTCTTTAACAACTGCTGAGCCTAATTCTGATCTAAGGTTCTCAATAACAAACTGCGCTGTGTTGTCTTTGAATACTTCATATCTTTTTCTTAATGCTTTTTTCCTAGAAATATTTTCAGAGCCTTCTATCGACTCTATGACTGCTTTTCTAAAGTTAATATCTAAGACGTCTATTTCTTCAACTAATTTTAACTGCATATGATTCCTTTACATTGTTCTACCCATAGAGAAGGCTGTTGCTTTTTTGTTTCTATCCAATTGCCTGCATATATTATAGCCGATTGCTGTTGTTATATGCTGCCAGCTATCGCTATCATCTTCAACGTATGAGCCACCTTTTTTTAGTTTCGTTAACCTTAAGCCCTTCCATGTTACGGGGCATTTTGATTTTAAAACTTTAACGCTTGTCTTACCTTTAGCGTTTTTAAGTTGGCCATTAACTAATAAATGTCTCATTCTAACAGGCGGATTACTTCTTGGAACATCTAACTCATACCTAACGCCAAGAATATCTAAAGCGTGACATATAACATCGTAGTCTGATCGGTTATAGTTAGTCGTTCGCTTTTTACCTGTAGCATCACCTCTGATTATATAGGAATGACTTCTGTCCAGCAAACCTCTTGCCTCTGCCTCATCTATTGTATCTTGTGTTCTTGTTCCTTCAACCACAACTTCATCGAAAAAATAGAAAGTTCCACTGTGGTATTGACTAAAAGAAACAGACATTGGCTTACCAACTCCAATATTGAAGTCGTATGATATTATAATTGGAACCATTGGATTTATCTCGTACTCAGTCATAAGTGACGCTTCTTGATCGAAAGCATAGTAAATAACATCGGCGTTGATCTCAATCCACTCACCGTAGATCATCCGTCTTGCTTCCATTTCAGTAAATGTTTCCTTTAACTGCTCTATATACCACTTAGGTAGGAATGGGTTATCTGTTGTAACCGAATAGTAAACATGTCTAGTAGGAATTTTTGTATCTATAAAGTAATCATAAGCTGGGTGAGATGGAGCATCAGGGTTCGTTGCACACATTAAGAAAGATTCTTTTATGTGAGGTAATCTCCCTACCCTTGCTCTAAGCTCTTTATAGAAAGAGTTGAACTCTTCATTGTTATTTTCTGTTAACTCTTCCACAAAAGCGGCTGAGAGCTCTAGAGAACGAAGTTTTGAATACCTCTTATCTGCCCATGATCTACAAAACATCTCTGACTTATTGTGATGAAAAGTTATACGCCCATTTGCCGTATAAGAATAATGAACACCTTCAATCAAGCTACCGTGCAGATGATCTAACACTTTTGCCAACAAAGTATCTTTTAAATCAGGTAATGACTTTCTTGCTAATAATACTTTTGCACCTGAATGAAGTAGACAGTGTGTTATTGCAAGATGTGCCATTAAGATTGATTTAGCCGAACCAACACTACCACTAAGTAGTATCTCATGAACACCGAGAGAATAATCATAATTCTTTCTAATGTCTTTTATGACCCTATGCTGATAAGGAATAAGAGTAGGGTCAAACTCATGCAATGAGGGAGTTGATCCTTCCATGCGTCAAAGCCCCCAAAAAGATTGCTTTCGGAAAGCTGATAAAGAAGAGTGAATTGTTTTTAGACGCATAGTGCCTTTATCTTTTTTTAAAATTGATTAAGATGTGGTGAGAACGCGTACGCTTCCTTCGAGCCACGGAAAAACCAATACAATCTTAATCTTTAATACCTTTAGATATATCTGATATATCTGATATATCTATAGAGGTTCCATTCTTGTCTAAAATAGTTCGTTTTAATTTTTTCTGTTTTTCTTTAATAGCTGCACTTGCAAACATTAGTGTGAATTCTTTTGTGAGTTTTTCTATTGCAATATTGTCCATGTGGATTGCTGTAGTTAAAATCACTTTATTAATTTCACCCGTCAATCTTTCGATAAGCAGATGTTTTCTCTCATGGTTTTTAAGCCAATTAATTATATCGTGCTTACCGATAAAGATTGTCTCTAAGTGTTTATCTACAAAAGTTTCGATCTTATGATTAATCATTTAAACCAGTCATTTTGGCCATTGCTTGATCGTATGCTTTTGTTGCTTCAGCGTTTACTTGTCTTACGGTAATCCTTTCTGATCTCATGTAAGTTGCATCGTGAGTGTGACTGTCATGTTTGAAAGGCACATACTTTCCACCTTGCTTTACAACGGCAGGGCCAACCTTAGCGTTAATAGTTCCATCTTCACTCATATACATCTCAACCAAATGAGTGTGACCAGCAATAGGTGCACAAGCAACTTGCTTCTTACCACTAGAATCATACGAATGGTAAAAGTGACAGTGCTCTACACCAGCATACACAGGTGCTTCTTCATTGATAGAAATGTTTTTCCTCATGTTAGAAACCTCTAACTTAAATAAGTCGTGGTCAATCTCAACTTCACCCTTGTAAATCCTTTTAGGTGCAGCTCTTTCTGTAGTCGTTTCCATGTCTAAATCCTCCATTAAGTTTTTAATATATTCTTTTTCTTTATCTAATTTGCTCTTAATAACTTTTTTACTTCTTGGGCTTGCCATTAATCCTCCAACGAATAACTAAGTTTTAAAACATTTTTAGCTTCTTCACCTATCTCAATCTCTTTCTTGTCTCTCCAGCCAAACCTATTCTTCATATTGAAAATCCAAGAGGCAGTGGATCCTTTCCCTCTATCCTCATCTCCAACAGCTTGAGCTATTCCAATCCTCTCCCAAAGTGCCTGACAATGTGACTTGGCTATTTTTTTGGCATGTAAAAACTCTTCATGCGCCTTGCACCATTCATAAAGAGTCTCAGGAGCAACGTCTACTTCGGCTGCAAAAGTTTCAAAACTTAATCCTTTCTTCATGTGATTTATTAATAGTTGGCAGTATTCTGGTTTATATTTTGATGGCCTACCACCTGGCCCTTTCTCATTAGTCATGAGAACCCTCCTGTTTTGGTCTATTCACCTAGTATAGCATCATCTTCCGTTTGAATTAAAATCTGGCAAATAGCCTCAATTGGCTGAACAATAGACTCTCTCTTTAATATCTTTTTAAAACGCTCTATTTGACCTTCTAACTGGTCTGCAACTTCAGATGGTAGATTTAGCTTAACCACTCTAAATTCATCATCCTCGTCAGCTCCTGAAGATGGCTTTAAGTCCACATCATCATCTTCACTCCAATCAAAATCAATCATCTTTTTAAAATCATCTAACTCATTTTCTGTATAAGGCATTGTGCTGAGTAAATCACTAACATCGTAATCCTCCATCAAGGCATTGATCTCTTCGGCTAATTTAACTCTATTTGCTTGGAAACGAGTTTCATTTGTCTCAATGGCCACACGCTTGGCCTCCAAAAGAGTAATCTTTCCAAGGTTAAAACACATGATTTTTTCTATACCTAACTTCTTAACGACTTTATATCTGTGATTCCCATTAACAACTTCAAAGAAACCAGTGTCCAACTCACGAACTAAAATATTCTCAATCACTCCGTTTCTTTTAATGTTTTCCTCAAGAGCGTCCATCAAAAGTTTTTCTTTTTCTGGCTCATCTCCACCATCTTTGTAGTTTTCTGGTGAAGGAGTTAAACTCTCAACATCAATTTCTATCCATCCTTTTGCCATACAATTCCTTTTACTTTCCAATAGTCAGTTAAAAACCTCTGGTATCTTCGTTGAACTATCATTGCATCTAATAGCTTATCTTTACAGCCTTCTTTACTTTTATCTTTATTCCAAGAAGATAGGGGTTTGCCGTACTTCATTATATTTTCTTTCTTAGGAGCTTTTTGCTTCATCTGACCATCTTCAAGAACAATAACAGTTCCAAACCTATTAGGGACAGTCCATGTTGTAGAATCCACCGAATAGAAAGGATATTTAGTGGTAACCTCTTTTGCAGTTAAAGCAAAGCCATGAACCCTTACTCCATTCTTATGGCAATACTTAAGCATTTTCATGTAAGGCATCGTTATTTTTTTCTTTCTCATACCTTCAAAGCCAATGTATTTGCTATCACAAGTTTCACACATCTCAATAAAGTCATCCCAAGTGTCAATGGAGTGCATTACTGGTATGCACTTTGAATACAAACCTTCTTGTTTAAGTATTTGCCTCCACTCCTTAACCCTCTTTAATCCAATAATTGCTTGAATATCTAGCTCAACAAAATAAGAAAATTTATCATAGTTCTTCTTTAACCAGGCAACATAATCTCTAAAGTAAATTTCATGATCTGGAAGTTTTGCTTTAGTGTTTTGCTGATGACCAGCCGAAGATATACCCGCTGCTCCAAAAAAACTGTGAGCACCACTATCAATAGTAATAATACCCTCATGCCCCAAATGCTTACCGTTTGAATCTAAATATTTCTGAGTGTTCTTCTTATAAAAATAAGAGCAAAAAATATGATCTTGCCTCTTTGGTCTAATATTATAAGATGTGCAAGTCGTTTCTGCCCCTGCAAAATAAACTATCAAATTAGTCCCATATAACTTAATTTCTTGTCCCAAGATTTATCATGCCTTTGAGCTATGGACTTTAAGTTTTTATCAAAGGTTTTCCCCATTAGATTTCTTAATTTCATCTTTGCACTAATAAGGTTTTTGTTTTCATATAAACAATCTTCAAAGCCATCAAGCTCATAAGGGAAATCTTTCCATGTTGGGTAAAGAGGTTTGCAGCCAAAAGTAACCGCCTCTAAAAGTGTCCAACTAACCCAATCTTGTATGGCACAATTGAATTGAACATCTGCTCTTGCTAGTAGATTGTAGTATTTTTCTTTTGATGAAGTATCAACTATTTCAAAATTGCTTAAAGTGGTATCAAGCCTTTCTGCTCTTTGATTAACCTCTTGTGAATTACTTAAATGCTTTCTCGGTTTAACTAATTTAAAGTTTATCTCTGGACAGCCTTCAACTAAGTCCATGAAAAAATGTGGGTTCTTTTCAAGGTCAAATCTGCTGCTAAAAAGCACGAATGGCTCTTTCTTTAGCGTTAGGAACTCTTGGTATCTTTTTTCTACTTCATTTAAGTTATAAGGCAATCCAGTTAAAAATATTCTATCTTTATTCCATCCTGCCTCAATAGCTATATCTTTAAGTATAGAGCTTGTTACAAAGATATAGTCATAACCGTTACTGTATCCTTTTTCTATATCACCTATCCAATGTCTCATTGGGTAAGTGAAATCAGATTCATCTATACTTTGAGCGTGCATAAAGCATCCAACTTTAAAATCAACTTTAGTTATATCTCTTATGTAAAATAGTGACTCTATTCCTGGATGCCAAAAATCTTCTGTGTAAATAACATCACCGTCTTTTATCTCACCTGATTCTATTAGGTTTATTACTTTTTTTGTTTGCTCCATGGCCCAACGACTTCTTGAGTATGCATCTACAACACTGCCAGAGTTTATTTTCCCAGAGGTTTCTTCACCTTCAATTCTTAAATAAGTTAGATCGTTTCTTTGAAAGTGATTTTCTGCCCACCCATTTCTCTTGCTCATCAAGTAAGTGTATCTTTCAATGTAAGGTTCAAGTGGCAAGTAAATTAGTTTCATAACATTGTTCCTATAAAATCTTTCTTAACAAATTGAGCTCTTTCTTCCAGTCCGCAATCAACAATAGTAAAAGCTTTTGAGGCATAACTATGATTGTCTATATAGTATTTAGATAGCGCGTCCTTTATTTTAGTTCCATTGAATCTTGCCCCATCAAAGAAATAAAAATCAGAGTCGAGCATATAATAAACTTTATCGTAAGTTTTCATCCAGTTCCAAACCATTTCGCTTATTGTAGACTCTTCGTTCTTAGTTAATTCTCCAACCCACTGACAAAAGTAGAGAAGGTCTAAAGCTGTCATCTCTGATATAAAGTAGTCATACTCATTGATAACTTTTTGATAAGACTCTTCTTTTAGTTGATCGAATAAAAAATAGTACCGACTATAAACACTCTCTTCTAATTTATCAGCGGCAAATGGTTTCTTATTCTTTGTGCTACCACTGCTGTCAAATGGCATTGAGTGAGTTCTAAATGTCTTCCCTTGTTTAGTTAGATAAGCACATAGTTCATACATTGAGCTAGTTTTACCTGTGCAAGAGTTTCCATAAAAGGCTATTTTTTTCATATTAAAACTAAATTCCTAACTCTGTCTTTTCCAAAAGGATATTTATCGACCACTTCACCGAGCCAGTTGTATTTAATCTTTCTATCTATGGCCCATTCTGCAACAGGATGAGTCGTATAAGTCTGAATATTACTCTCGAGAATTAACCTTCCCTTTGTCTTAGAGAACAAGAAATCATAAAACTCAGAAGGATCCTCAACGTAGTCATCCACCGAACAGCAAAGAACAACATCATACTTATCGAATAAATTATCTTTAGTTGAGGTAAATTCTATATTCTTTAAGTCATGATACTTTTTTATAGCGTTTGCCGTCTTAACTCTATCTTCATTTAACTCAAGACCATGGACAACCTCAGCACCAAGTTGATGCGAGTAAAAAGATAATGAACCAATATGACAGCCAACATCTAAAACAGTTAGACCAGTTAAAGACTCTATTCTAAATTGCTTAAACCTATCTTTTGTTTTTCTCATGAATTTTTTATCTTTAAACATAGGAAAATACATTTCACCATATATCTCTTCACCTAAAGATTTGGTTTGAGGCATACCACCAGTTCCATATTTAAGAACTAAATCAAGCACATCACTTTCTAACAATCGCTCCATTCTCTTTGTCCTCCCAGACTTCGCAAGCTGATAGATCGAATACTTTTACTAAGGCACTTGCTATCATCTCACAACTCATCTCACCAAATTGAAAAGGCTCATAAGGAAATTGTTTTTTCATTTCTCTTTTCAATAAAATAAACTCAATATCTCTATCGCTGTGAGAGACTTCTTTGTAGGCAGTTATATGAAATATGTGCCTATGGTTATCCCTCAAAAAGGCAACTTCATCTGGAGCATTTTTCCAGAAGTGGAACCCTTCAACTTGGAAAGTAACTATTATTTCAGTTTTCATAAATAAGAGTAAAATTCTTCTCTTGTAGATATATTTGTTTTAAATGAACCACTTAAAGCACTTGTTCTTGTTTCTGCATTAGCGTCTTGAACGCCTCTCATCTTTACACATAAGTGAGAAGCATCAATACAGACTGCTACATTATCTGTTTCTAATTTTTCAACTAAATCATCTAATATCTGCTGCGTGAGTCTTTCTTGAACTTGAGGTCGAGATGCGTGCCATCTGGCAATTCTATTTAGTTTTGATAAGCCAATTACTTTTTTGTTTGGTATATAGGCGATTGCACACTTGCCTAATATTGGTACAAAGTGATGCTCACAAACACTATTAACCTCTATGCCTTTTTGAATTAGCATTTGATTGTAGTTAAAGTTGTTTGGCTGAACCATTATTTTTGGATAGGTTGTTTTATCTAATCCTGCAAAGATTTCTCTGCAGTACATTTTTGCTACTCGTTTAGGTGTTTCTATTAGTGAAGGGTCTTTAAGGTTAAGGCCAAGTAAGTCCATTATCTCTCCGAACTTTACGGCCAGTCTATCTTCAATGGGCGAGTCACTCATCTTAAATCCAGTACTTTATGCAGTTGCAAACTTAAAGAAAGGTTACCTTTTTTCATAACGTAATTGCAAGCGTCTTCAATATTTCTTTGATGAAACTGATCTTCTAAAGGTTGTATGAACATCTTTGTATGTGGAAAAGTTCTAAAATTACTATCCTTTATATAAGGATCAATAAAAGGATAAAGTATTTTTATGTCATCACATCTCTCTAACTTAGTTTCAGTCATGCTTTGTTTTGGACTCATAGAGATATGATCTATGTATTTACTTAAGCCATTGAGTCGTCTACTCCCATTAGTTTCAACATGGAGAAAATATCTCTGATTTAGGACAACACATAAATCTTCATCAAGTTGAAGTAATGGTTCACCGCCTGATAAAACTATTATCCTGACTTCACCGCTAACCCTATCGACTTCTTCTAAAATTTGCTTGTGAGTCATTGAAGTTCCTCCGTAGAAGTCAGTGTCGCAAAAGTGGCAAATAGAAAGAGTTTTGTCTGCCTCTCTACCACTCCATTTATTGCAGCCTGAAAATCTTATAAAGACTACTGGCACTCCTGCGTAAGCCCCTTCACCTTGGATAGTTCTAAATATTTCTTTTATCTTATATTTTTTCAAAGTGTCGCCTCTGAAAAGCAATTGGGTGTTTCGTAAATTCTTATCTTGCTTACTATAATCCCTGAGTTTGCTAATAGTTTAGGACAAACATCATTGAGTAGATAGTCTGCCATGTTTTCTGCCGTAGGGTTAAACTCAGCTATAAATACGTCTTTTTTTCTTGGGATGCTCATTAAGGCATTTATAGTTTTTCTATCCTCTGAGCAAATTATTGAGTTATGATCCCAGAAGTTATCTACCCAGCCACCGACTTTTTCTTTTAATACTGAGAAGTCTATTACTCGACCTATCGAGTCTAGTTCAGGGGCTTCAGCAAATATCTCTACTTTATACCTATGCCCGTGCAATGTTGCACATTTTGATTCATGATTCATTACTCTATGAGCTGCATCAAATTCTATTATTCTAGTACAAGTTATTTTCATACTAAAAGTTTAGAAGGTGTAAAACATTTTGCAAACTAGAAATTTTAGCTGCGGTGTGAAAAATGGCCCTCCTGAGTGAAGGGCCGTTTAAAGTTACTTATGTCTTAATCTAAAAAAATCTTTGTGCTCAGGATACTTATACATAAAGTACCTTGCGTACATTGTTATATGACTATTCTGAACCCTTCCTTTCTTTGCTTCAGTTGCAGTATGCCATCTAACTAATTCAGCAATTGCTTTCGCTCCATAATGCTTTCTTCCTGAATTTATTGCCTTTAAAGTGAATTCTTCAAAGAGATCGTAAGGTGTTTCACCTTTTTCATATACTTTGAAAAACTCATCTCTATGCTTTTTATCTACTGATTTAAAAAGTTCATGGTTTTTAATTTCAGCAATGTCCATCACTCTTTCTCCTTTCTCATGATTTCCTCTATACACTTTTCACAATAATTTGCCCTTCCGCTTATTATTGCTTTACAGATTTTACATTGAGTTACTCGTCCCACTTCATTGCCTTTGCAAGTTCTTCCATTGAGTTGAACTCAGTTATTTGTGGCCCTCTAGATAAAGTTTCAGCGGCAGCTCGCTGACCTCTCACTTTATCAACCCAAGAAATTTTACTTAAAACATCTTTAACGGTTGATTTAGCATCTACTGTCTCGCCTTCATAATCAACTCCACTAACAACTCCATATCCAGCTAATGATTGAGGATAACCTTTTACATGGAAGAACTCGTGATCTTCATTAAACAATCCTTCATCATCAACTAGCAAACTATCTTCGCCTATGTTGGGGCCAAGACAATAAATGTTCCCAATGATTTTATTAAAATCACTGTAGTTGTCAGCGATACTTTCCCTTACTTCTCTCTTGAAGGGATCAATTATTATTATTCTACTTGGTTTCATCTTTTTCCCTTTAGATACCTTCTAGCTCTTGGCCGTATCTATCCATTATTTTTAAGTAATCACTATATAGAGCGTTTCCAGTTAAGTTTACAATTCTCCAAACTTTAGCACTGTGTACACCGCTGTACCTTGCCACTTGTCTGTAGCCGTACCTATTTGTCAGCAGCCTAACCTTTTCTGAAAACTCAAGCTCTCCAGATTCAAACGCTCTGGGTTTACCTTTGTAACCTTTACCATGAACTAGCGTAGACATATTCACTATCCTTGCTTATTTCTTTTAAAGCGTTATAGGTATTTTCTACATCTTTAAAATACCATTCATCATAAGTGACACCTCCAAAGAAAAACCCTGTCTGTGGTGGCAATAAAAGCATACACGCATCTTCACGCTCATCTTCTGGCAACTTCTTTGCCTCTAAAACTGAACCACATAAAGCTCTTAATGCTAATAAATCTTCATAAGGAACCTCATAAGATTTACAATCATCTTTCCCATCTTGGACAACATCAACAAACCACTTGTGAATCTGATTTGCTTTTCTCCAGTACATTAACTCTTGGAAGTCTTTTTCACCTTTCTTCCTTTCTTCCAAATACATATCGAGTCCCATTTGACCCTCCTTTCTTTGATAACTCCAAGACCATTCTTGAAGTTAATAAAAGAAAAGAGGCGAGGATTACTCCTCACCTTCTTTTTCAATTTCAAGATAACAAGACTCACATAAGCAAGATCGGCCATACTCCATCATTGTCTCTATCTTATAAATGTCTCCACAAGCATCACACTCAAAATCTTCATCGTCATACCAAGGTGGAGTGTCTAGCTTCCAAGAATCGTAATTACTATGGTAAGTGCTCATACCTTCCCTTTCCTTATATCAGTTAACATGTGCTCAAATTCATCTGAAAAGGATCCATCTCTGTTAAAAACTTCATCGCAATAATCATCAATATCCTCATCTGGATGCTCTAAGTAATAGAACATTGTAAAAAATTCCCTAGAATTGTACTTACAATCTAATTCAATCTCTCTTCCTTGCTTGGTGAATAGCTTTAAATTGCTAATATAAAGATCACCAGAACCCTCATTCTGTTCTATGTTAAAAGTGTTTCCAAATAATGATAAAGAAACTAAATCAGAGTAATACCCATAATCATGGATTTTAAGTGCTAACTGACCGTAGCACTTTAAAACCTTAGCATGATTAAATAAGTCTCTAGGTAAAACTAAATTCATAAAACCTCCTTAAAGTCTTTTTACCATCGTGCACTTCATGCAGATTCTGAAAAACTTTAAATCATGTCCTGTCATAGGTTGAATAAACATTCTCCACCTATGAAGACAAAAAAGCCTTTCAAGATTGATTCTTAGTTTCCTAATCATCTTCTTCCTCCATCTTTGAAATCTTTACCTCTATCATATAATCCTCATTCATCTGAGAGGTTGTTAATTCTAGTAGGTTATTAGCTTTCATAAAGTTTATTAGCTCTTGCATTGGACTCATGAGAAAACCTTTGACATGAATTCTTTCCTTTCAACTTCATCTTTCTCTTTTGCTCTTTCTTCTATTAAGCCAAATAGCTTTGCAGCCTCACCCATAGGGTTATTCTTCATTCCGCTAAGAAATGTTTTATGTATAATGTGAAACTTCTTTGGCTCACCATAAGTTCTTCCATTAACATCAACTACAGCGCTTGCAATTAAGCTACTTTTGTAAAAGTTTGCCCTTGTTGAAATCTTAATTTCATAGACAATATTGCCTTTACAAATCTCTGCTCTCAATGAGCCGTTAAAAGAATCGATCTGTGAATCTAATAACTCACCTTCTGACACTACAATAAATAGGTCGTTCATTTTTTCTCCTTTGTTCGATAAACCTAAAACCATTTTTAGGTTTAATAAAACAAATAGCTAAGTACCTAATTTTGCGACTCCGCCAAGCGGTCAAACCTTTAAAACCAAAGACAGGAAAGGGCCGTATTTCTACGACCCTTCCACTTTTAAATTGTGATCGGATGACTTATCCCCAACTCGATTCTCATGTTTTTGGCCCGTTTGATCAGTTTAGCAAATTGCTCCTTCCTTCTCATTAGGTCGCCATTGATAAAATCTTTGGCGGCCGCTTTGGCCTCAACATCATTTCTTCTAAACTCAAATTTTTTAAATAGAGCTTCGAAAAAATAACCTGGCTCGATCTTGTCTTTTGCCTTGATCATGTAACCATAGTTACAACAATCTTTGACCTGTCGAACCTTGATCACCTTTTGCCTACGTTCTGAATACTGTTCTTTAACATCTTCGCTGAAAGCTCTCGCCTCTTCAGATGTGTTAAAGATTAAACAACCTTCATTACTTTGAGGATGCATTTGCGTTAAAGCACCATCCTCATCGGCTACGATCGCTTTTCGACCTACACACACAAGCCATTTTTCATCAAGTTCAGGGGACAAAGTTTTTACAGCTTCCATAATTTCTCCTTTGTGAAGCGGTGAATTATGGATACATTGCCCCGATCGGGCAATATACCCGATTAAACAATTCAATTTACACAATGTAGTACGTTATGTAAACCTGATATAATGCGTAACCTATTGAAATCACGTTGCGTCAAGAATTTTTATATCGCATAAATGGTTGAAATCATTGGAAAAATGGAGATATTTGTAAATGGTTGAAATCATTAGGTTTATTGTTATGTGATTTCAATAGGTTAAAAAATCAACCGTTTTTTCCTTTGTAAATGGTTGAAATCAGGTCCTGTCCAAGTTTCGGCATAAATGTAAATGGTTGAAATCATGTTAATTTTATCATGTTGCACAAAATCCTAACATGGTGTATAATATAGGCATGATAGGTATGAAATGGTCAACGTATAAATGATCGGATGGAATAGCTCATGCGGTGTAACACGCACCGAAAAACCCAATGCACCATAACCGATCATTTTTCGACCATTTCATTTTTTTACAAAGGAGAAAATGTTATGCCAAAAAATGATCAAATTGAATTACAATTTTTAATTGATGCCATTCGTTCCGATTTATTGAAAAATCGAAAAATTCGGAAAAATTTATCGCAAAATAAAAACCACGATGCCATTGATCGGGAAACACAAATAACGATCGATGCATTAATCGGTGAATATCGTGCGGTAACAAAATTTTACCATCAATTAAAAAAAATTGTTAATGGTTAAAAAACACGGCCCATCAAAACGGTGGGCCGTTTTTTTTTGTTAAATTATTGAAATTTCAACTTCGCCAAGGGGACTTTATGGACAATTTTGAAGCTGGTGATATGTTGGCCGAATATATATCGGATGCATTTAATGTGGATGACCCACGTTTACGAATCCGATATGATCATTATGGTCAATATTGCACAATGTCGTTTTATTTTGAAAAAAAATTGGAAAAAAAATTTAACCATGAAATGATTCACGCCGAATTAAACATCAATTTTAAAACACGATCAACC